GTCGGATCATCATTAAATGGTGCTCCGCCAACATGCACAGGATTTGACTCTGCGGCACAGTCTAAACAAGTAGTTTCCTCAGAAACGTCAAACGTCTCTGCGGAATCCTTGAAAGAATGTCTCTCAAAGTCATGTCCACAGTGAATGCATTTACGACCACTCTTATGTGATAAGTAGTAGTCGTTTGCAAATCCCTGAGTGCGTTCATAATCTTCTGGTTTAAGAGAAGAATATGGCCGAACTGTGTAAGAACCAAGAGCAATTACTCCGCTTTGGCGGAATAATTCCTCAGGGTTATTAGACAAAAGTGTAGAGAAATCCACAGCGGAGTATCGTACTCCGGTTGAGGATGTCTTTACTTGAGTAAGTTTAAAAGGATTATCCTTAATTTCATCAAGTAATTTTACTCGATGATCTTTAGGAATGTCCTCTTGCACAGCGGGTTTCAACTGAGGACTTTTTAAAGGACTCAGAGGAGAACTCGATCCCGGCAACGGCGAATGAATTTCCGTCGTCGCAAGGGCTTCAAGCACAGTTGGGGTTTTCGGTGGCAAAGCCCAACTTGCTGCATTCAAGCATGTATCCGGCCCACACTTTTTACAGTATGAGGTTCCAGGTATCACACTTGATAAACAACCACATCGAATGCAAGCACAAGTGGGTGCATTAGATGTTTTTGTAGGCTTTCCCAACAAGGGAGTACCGTTCTTCTTTTGACGTTTTTCGACAGAAGGAGAAGGGACTTGATACTCATAGACCTCATTCCATGATTGGATGAGGTGGAAATGAGCCCATGTTGAGTTAGGCACAATCTCATTTTTGTTCAGTTGACCTTTTAAAGCTCGCTGAACAAGAGTGAATGACCCTTCTGGCAAAGGATTTGGTACCATTTCGGTGGTATTCCAAGATCCTTTGGGAGCAAGGTCAACTAAACGGTTGGGGTCATCACCATTTGTGATGCACCAACCGACTAGTGTTCCCAATGCAGTTACCACCTTTGAAGAAGGAGGGTCATTGCATCGGAGGACTGAAGTAACACGAGTGGCACCCCGTGTATACACGGGTAG